CTTGGGCAATCTTTATGTACTGAATAAATTTATCAGTATCTACATTACCATTCATTGCAGTAAACTTTACTACGTCTTTTCGTGTTATTAGTATTGCTTCTGCCATTTCTTATTTATTTACAAATCCTTTTTTAGGCATATCTACTGGTCGTTTAGCCACTTTTGAATTGTTTTTTTCAGGTTTAAAACCTTCTTTTTTTGCTTTGTTTACACTAACTTCTGCTTTAGGGTTAGTTGCATCAGGTTGTACACCCTTTGCCATATACGTTTTACGCATCCAAAAATGATGACAAGCACCACCACCTTTATAAAGCCATATATCATACGTTGCTGCACCGCTTAAACCCCATCCTGCATTTACAGCACGTTGGCTCATTTGCATTATATCTTCTTTACGGTATATCTTTTTAGAATTTACCATTTTCTTGCAAAATTCCCTACTATTAGCTTTTGTTGTTAATGGTGCATATTGATAACGTACTTTAAAAGCTGTTAAATCATCTGTTACTTCATCTTGTTTGCTTTTAGCGTTTGGTCTTGCAGTTCCTGTTGAAGCAAGGTTAATCATTTTGTCTAACGCTTCTTCTTGGTCATAGTCTACTTCACGTTCATCTACTAATTCCCAACCTTCTAAATCTTCATCTTCACCAAATTCTTGAAGCAATTCCACCATTTGGTTGTCATCAAAACTTTCTTCTTTTGATAGTGAATATTCATCTTTTACACCAGTTTCTTGTTCACGTGATTCATCTGTAATAGCATTATCTGTATCAATAAATGCTAAAGGCTGTAAAGTCTTAAAGTAAAGTTTTAAACTAATACCGTTAACCGCTAATACATCGTCTATACACTCCGTTATTAAGTCTTGGTATGGTTTTATAGTTATATTGTCAAAAAGTAGCGCAGCGGTCTTTATTTCGTCTGCATTAGACCCTAAACCATTGTTTTCTGTTCTAATTCCTAAAAGTAAAGGACTTGTTACCCTGTGTGCTACAATTAATTTATTTGAACATTCGTTTGAAAGATATTCATAATGTTGTGGTGCATCGTTTAATGGAATGTCATCAACAGTTGTTTTGCTTTCTGCATTGTTGTTAAATGCAATTACTACTTTTTCACCACGTGAGCCTGTTAGCTTACGCATTACATCATTCTTAACTTGTATTTGTTTTTCTTGGTCAGGTACACCGTTATTAAAGTTTACAACCTTTGTACCACTAAAACCGTTTTGTACATCGTTAATTAAGTAGTCTGCTACTTCACTTTCAAGTTCAGCGTATGCTAAACCACCTTGATAATCTACTGGACAATAATAATCGTACCCACTAACATATCTTTTGATAATTTTTATTTCAGGTTCTTTACCATTACCAAAACCAAATGATGCTATCCTTTTAGGTTCATCACTACGCTTTAATTTTGCCCAATCGTGAAAATAATAGTATGCTTCTATTTCACCATCCTTATTACAACGTTCTGCACGTAATGTTTGTCTTGGAAAGTGTTCTGATTTAACTACCCTACTATTTTTGTACAATACTTGGAATGAACCTTCACCTAATAGTTTTAAATCAAGTGTTACTTTGCGTAAACAACCATCAGAAAAGATAGAACGCATAGCTGCATATTCATTTGTCTTTCTGCTACTATCTAAAGCATCTAAACCTTTACCATAAATCATATTAGTAACACCATTTATAATAGCATTATTAGTTGTTGATTCGGTATATAGTTTTATAAGGTAAGTGTAGTAGTCGTTATCTTCACCATAGTTTACCCATTCACGATTCTTATCTTCGCTTATTTGTGGTCTGTTGTATGAAGCTAAATTAACTATGTGTAAGTTATCCATTATACTGTAATAAATTCGTTATCTGAAGCATTGGTTATATACTCACCACTATTTACTGTATACTGTGGTAAGTCTGTTTGATTAGTACAAAATATTTTATCTTTAAAAATTTCATCTGTACCTGATAGTATTGTAAGCATATAATAAATGTCTTGTTTTACAGGAAATACAGCATTATATCTATTAAAATATAAACTTTGTGATATGCTTGTTGTTGCTTGATTATACACTTCTTTATTTTTAGTTTCATCTTTTATCTTAACTGTATAAGATGCTCCTACTGTAAATTGTCTTGGTATAAAATCAATGTTTTGTGCTGAACCGCTTTCTTGTAATACTATCATATATATAACAATAATATTATTTGTTTTTTGTTATTATTAAGCATAAAAAAAGGGCAGCATAAAGCCACCCTAATTTATTAAATAAAAACCCTATTAAGAATTTGTACCTTCTGTAATTACAATATCACCAGTCAATCCTGCGTAGTCTGTTACACTAAATGGAAAGTCTACATCACTTGTATCTGAATCCATAAAGTTAGCAGGTAATGTTTCTTGTGCATTTAGTGTTAATGTATAACCTGATAGGTCAGCCATTGCAGCACCAGTAGAAATTGTTCCACCATTTACTTCTGCACCGTGTACAAGACCCATCATAAATACATTACCGTTGTAATCTTCAACAGCAACGTGGGGTCTACCGTAAGCTAAAAGTTTTAGTTCTTTGTTATCTTCTTTACTTAATTTTTTTAAAGTAAGTGTTAAAGTTTGGTCAAAGAAAGTTGTTCCGTTTTCACGTGAAGAAGTAATAGCTTGTTCAAAACTACTATTTCCTTTTAATTCATATTTATAAGCAGTCAAAGAATTTGCGCTTCCGCCTATTGTAGTTCCAGTTAAATTAGTAATTTCATCATCTGTTAAGGTTACACTTCCTAACCCCCCATAATCAACAAAATATACGTTCTTTAAACCCCCTACAACATCTTTACACGGTTCTTTTCTACCAAGTGTTAATGTACAAGCCATATTTCCTAAAATTTTTTTTTTTAAACTTACTGAAAATCAATAAGTTATTGTTATTTTAAATAAAAAAAGGTGAGTAGGCACTTATTGGCTTACCCACCCTTAACTATTTGATTATCAATATATTAGCTATAAAGCACTATGTCAGAACCAATTCCGTATTGCACCCCTGCTGTAAATCGCATTACTACACGAACATTTTGTGAGCCATCAATATCAGCCATATCAATTACTTTAACTTCGTTTTGGTCAGATAAAAGACCAGTTCCAAAGTATAAGTTAGATTTTTCTGCTGCTACCATTGTATTGTCAGCCATTCCATTTGCTACTGCAATAGAAACACCATCAAAAGTTAATGCTTGTCCACTAAACCATTGTGTTCCACTATCGTTTGTACCTGCATTTGAAGTTGCTGCTACTGAAAAACCGCCAAGCGCACGAACGTATGCCCTTGCTACGTTTTGAGATACATATATTGTCATATCTTCAGAAGAATATAGGTTTGAGTTTATCGCATCTACAACTGCTCCTAATTGAGCAATTACGTTTCCTGCATTTACTCCACCACCTACTGCTGCTACATCTACTACATCAGCATCTGCCAACATAAGTTCAGTAAATCCACCAAACTGTCCGTTTGTTGCTGCTGCTCCACTCCAAATAGATTGTTCAGTTCTTTGTGCTACTTTAGATGCTACGTGAGCAATTAAAAAGTCACTAAAAGAAGTTGGTAAACTTTGGTGTGCGCTATAACCCATAGAAATTGCATCCCAGTCATTTTGGAAATCCTTTTTACACAATTGTAAATTTACGGACTGATAGGTTGGTTCAATTGTTCTTTCCGTTAAGGTTAAAGTTGAAGTAGAATCAAAGTCACAAGATGCATCTTTTACGATATCATCAGAAGATACTTTTTTGATTACTTCTTTAAATTTAATGTTTGGTTTAACGGTAATTAATCCGTTGTCTAATGTTGTACCACTTAAAAGTGCAGCAGATATGTATTGCCCTGCAAATTCACCTGCATAAGAAGTAGTAATTGAAGTTGTTGTTGCCATTTTATATTTTTTAATTTATTTAATTATTATGCTTCACTTGCCCATACACCATCACCGCCAGTAATATACCAGTCAGTTAAGGCTACAGCTTTAAGT